TGCGTCATGGGGGTCATGTACCCAGACAAACCATAGAAGAACGAGATCCCAAGAAGATCCAAACAAAAATGTTAAATGTCGATCGGAGCGACAAAGAGAATTGGAAGATGAGCGGTATCAGCGGGGCCGGTTTTTGGTCCCGTTGGTACCTCTGGAGTTTTCCTACGTTTCAAGGTGTTGAGAAATTCATGAAGAAACGTTTTGGGATTAATTTTGTATGATTAATGTAATATGGCTGAGATAGCCTTAATGGTTTGTGCCATGTCATCCCTACTCGGTTCAGTTGGGGGTGGATTTTTTATGTTCAAACAAGAACAGGAGAAGACGGCTAAGAAAGAATTTATAGCTGAGAAGAAGGCTGCACCTTATGTCACTATGTTCATGGAATGTGATTATAAGGATGAAATTGAGATGAAAATAGGGGAAGGAGATGATTTCGAAGAAGCTGATGTGGAGATTACCACGGGATTCAAATCTATCATCGTACCAAAAGGTTTTAAAGCCGTTACATATTCAGAGAAAGACAAGGGTGGTACAAAAATAACCCTAGGTGGCCCTTCAGATCAAAAGTGTACCAGCATCAAATCAATGGTTGTCACGAAAGTATAATTTAGGCCACCATTCCCTTCTTTTTGAGGACATTTTTCAGTTCAGCCATGAGTTTAGCGCGTCGAGCGTTTACGACCGGTCGCCGTTGGGGTGGTGGTGGAGGAGGAGGTGGTGGGGGAGGAATACCCGCACGAACCACGGTTGGAGCAACTATAGTTTGACACACTCTGATAACTCTCTGTGCATTTTTCACACTGTTATCAAAGTTCATCCTAATTTTGGTGCGAAGTTCCCTTGCTGAGAGCTTCACACGTTTACCCTTGACAGTTTTGGTGATCCGAAGACCTTGCTTCTTGGCCTTGTTTTTTAATTCAAGATACTGCATCTACTATTGGTTGAGATTATTAAATCAATATAAAATCAGATCAAGAAAAGTCTTCAGATCACCCGTCTCAATAAGTCTGGCGTATAACATACCTTCCTGATCGAAATAGAGTGGGTTTAGATTCGCCCTATCAAATACATTTTTAAGTTTAATTTTTACTTTGTCTAAATGCATCAATACTTTGGATAATATATCAAAATCTAGGGTCTGGACACCCATACGGAATGCGACCTTGTTTACACTATATTCACCCGTATCAGTTTGAACAAGAAAATACCTTTTTATAAATTCTTCTATTTCATTTCTTGGATTAATCCCAATTTGATTTGCAATTTGTGTAATTTCCAATAGATTATCCAAACCCGCTACTAACTTTCTTATAAATTCACGCTTACCTTGTGGGAGTGACATCTTATTGTGTATAAAGATAAAAAACGCACCTAGGGTAAGATGACTGATGTATTTGAATTAAAAATTATGATTAGTAAGGTACTTCTTCCAAGAATTAGAAAACTTGAAGAAGAACTTGCGTCATTACGAAAACATACGTGGCCGTATGTACAGGGGAAAAAAGAATCTCATCAACTTGACGATATCGAGGCGAAGGCGGATTTTCTTAAACATCTCGATGAGGACACAGTAGTTGAATTATTGAGGGCAAAGGTAAAACTAAGTAGAAATAGTGGATTTCTAACAAGAGAATATGATATGATTTCTAATTTACGAAATAATTTTTGTTGAGCTATAGTAGATGCTACATTCAAGTAATGAACCTATGCATATTGTGGCTCTCATATGCCTAATCATATGTATATTTATTACAGGTAGTGGTACCACAACCATTTTACAAATGCCCCTAGTACCACAAACTGGGTTGATGGCAGCTTGTTGTTGTTTGTCTTGCATATCTTCAACAACTACTGTCGCAAAAGATCTACAGAAACGTTAAATTAGAAAAAATCATCAGTCCTGTACATATTTACAGTGAATGAACCAGTCTTTCCCATTACGGTAACTGTTTCATTTCCGTATAGCTCTTGGCATCCAATGTCTTCCATGCAATCACGCGCATTGTGGGAGACTGAAACTGGGTATAAGTTTTCACCTCCAGTGGTGGTGTAGTAATTGTAGCGATCACGGCGACCACGTACCTCCTTACCGTAGAGAGGGAGAGTCTCATCACCATTCGTGATTAGACCCATCTGTTGCATGTGACCAGGCTTGTATTGTTTAATGGGTGGACCCCTAAATTCGGGTTCTTGGGTGTGACCACGACGAGTAGGTACTGGACGCACTGGCACTGGAACAGCTACTTCTACTGGGACCTCGACAACTTGGGGGTTGTAGAACATGTAGCCTACAGCCCCTACAAGTACAATAACAGTCAATATTAACAAGTTTGTCTTTTGCTTGTTCTTCATATACTATAGTTAAGGAAAATCTTTTACATAAAGACATGAAGGTCTTGGCGATCGATATAGGATACCATAATATGGGTCTAGTTCTTGCCGAGTTTGAAGATAGCCCAAAAATTGATGTAAAGTACATGAAAAAGGTAAGTCTCGAGGATTACAAGTATATACATACAAATGACTTTGTTGACCTCATCCCTTTATTTGTTGAAGATCACCAAGATATATTTGATTCAGCTGATAAAATACTTATAGAGAGACAACCACCCGGGGGATTCACAAATATTGAGATTCTATTAAACTACATGTTCAAAGATAAGGTTACTTTAATTTCACCTGTGAGCATGCATATGCATTTTGGTATGAGACACTTGGATTATGAAGAGCGAAAAGAGAGAACCGTACTAATAGCTGAAAAATATCTAGATGACGAGATTCCATACGAAAGAAAACATGATATAGCGGATGCTCTCTGTATGATTGTCTATTTTAACTTCAAAGTTACAACTCATATATTCGACAAGTTTAGATATTTTCCTAAGGTATAGTATATGCCAACAGCTAAACAACTCCAGAACGCAAAGACAAAATTAAAAAAGACTCCTAAATCCAATGGTAACAAACCTGTTATACCTACAGCAGCTCTTCTTCGTTTAATTGCTGCTGACCCCAGGATTCAAAGGAATCGTAATTTTATGAAACAAGTTCAAGAACTCGTCAAGAAGAAGTAGTTTTACCTTTGAGTGTTACTTTTAGTTCATCAAAGAACGTGTCGAAAACACCCAATCTATACTGAACAAATGCCCAAAGAGCAAAAAACATAGTCTTCGTCATCTTATTTACATCATTCTCCTCCATTTTGTAAATTGGACCAACAAGTCTTCCCATAAAAGTTTCATCCTTAGATTTACCAGTCATTGCAATCTCCGCTTGGGTTAATGCACATGTATCGTCGTTCACTGACCAATGATAAAAAATGAATGGTATAACCATCGAGTAAAACTCAAGATTTCTACGATTATTTGTAAAAGGTACTATCAAAATCATGAGTAAAAAAATAACGTGTAGTGCAAAAATTATATTCATTTACTATATACAATGGTAAAAGAAAAAATTGTATGGAATGATCAGCACGAAATTATATTACGACAATGGGGTGAGGCCTGTGCGTGTTATAGGTTTATGCATCATAGATCATATTTACTCTATAAAGACCTGAGTATGAAATTTACCTTACCCGTCATTGTACTTTCAACTATTACAGGAACAGCTAACTTTGCACAATCTACACTCCCCCCTAGTATTCAACCCGCTGCACCATCGGTTATAGGTGGTTTGAATTTAATTGCAGGACTGATTGCCACAATCATGCAATTCTTAAAGATAAATGAACTGATGGAGAATCATAGAACTGCGGCGTTAGCTCATGGTCTATTATCTAGAAATATTCGACTCATGTTAGCGATATCACGTGATGAACGTAAGAAGGATGGTTTGAAATTTGTTGAAGACTGCAAGACTGAATACGATAGACTTCTCGAACAATCTCCATCAATTCCTAAACAAATAATGAAAGATTTTGATAAAGAATACCCACTTGATAATATTTTTACAAAACCCGAAATTCTTAATGTGCGTTCAATTCCAATTCTCAAACTTCCCAAGACTATTGAGCCAATTGAAGCTATAACTAAAAATACACCTCTCGAGCGTGTAGGTAAATTTCTTTCTAAATCGAAAACACCAC